AACCGCGTACGCATACGCAGCCGTGTCGTTCGCATCCGCGTGGGACGCACCCGCGTACGTGCCATAGTACGCGCGCCCGCCAGCAGCCCGAACCCGCAAACCTTTACTACTCTGTGCGCTTTGATAGAAATAGTCGCAGTAGTAAGTAGAGGCTGATCCGCCTACTTCGGTAGGCATACAGCACAGACCCTCGTAGGACTTCTTTTTGATATAACCCTCTTTCTGCGGACACTCGGCCACTTTCAACATCCCCTCCACACTGTTAGGGTTGAAGTCCGCGTACATGGACTTGGCCACATACACGTCCGACGTGTCGCCCGCATTCATCGTAAGACCGCGCACCCAACGCCAGAGGTGGCCGAAGCCTGCGTTTACCAGTCCGAAGAACACGGGGACTTGACACTGATAGACCGAAACACCGTCGGCATTCGTGATGGAATAGTCCACCAGACCGACACCGTCGCCCATTTCAAGCCCCACGCTCGTAGGAAGAAGCGGATAATACCCGTTATAGCCGCCCCAATCCGGCATATTGGTAACACCCGCGCCGAAACCGCCCTGACGCAGACCATTCGCATCAAGTGCGGCGTTGAAAGGAGCCTGCGAGTTGCGCGTGCCCATGATGATCTCAAACAGATATTCGACCACCGCACGCGCCACGAACCAGTTGGCCTCCCAGCCCTCACCACGCTTGCGGGCGTATGTGCCGAAATTGGTCGTGCTAATGGCCGTGGCTGGCATCCCGAGCATCGTCTTTTGCGGTGCATCCGCAGCCAGCGGGTAGTTATCGCCCAGCACACTGCCGCCACCGCCGCGGTAACGCTCGTCGGTGCTGATGACCGAACACAGTTTGAGGTCGGTGCGATCCATCACGCCCGCGTCGATCCACGAAATACCGCCCGCGGGAATGTAGAGGCTGTTCTTGCCCTTGATGGGCTGGAACGTAACCGCAAGGATGCGGTTGTTGCCCTCCATCCATGTGGTGAAATAGTGGGCATTCCAGCACCACATACACTGCCCCATCGAACCGTCCAGCTTCGCGGGACTGCCATCCGCAAAACGGGTGCTGTCCGCCGCATCCAGCTTGCGACGTTTGCGGTCGTCTGTTACCAGATAGCGGCCAAGACCCAGTTTTGCGGGCAGTTCTTTCAACGCCTGCAAAGAGCCGTAATAGCCCGCGGCCGTAGGCGTGCCCTGCGTTTCATCCCAATAGCGGCCTGCAATGGGATTGCCCGCAACCGCAACGGCCTCTTGTAAGTTCATGCGGCGCGTTTCGCCGCTTTCATCCACCACGGCCACCTGCATATCGGCCATGCTCCCCATCGCCGCATCCAACTCGTTGATGCGCTTGCCGCCTTCATACGCGGTAAGCAGTTGACGGATTTTTTCTTCTTCGGTTGCACTAAATGCCATTTCCTTATTGTTTTTAAGTGAGTAATATGCTTGCGCCTGCCAGCAGCAGGCTCGAATTGTTCGCCTTGACCAAAGAGGGGCGGACGACCTCCACCGTTACAGTCTGGTGCAGTGCCGTGTTCTCGGTAGGGATGACGTGAACGCGGCTTTTGCCAAGACCAAGCACCACGATCTCCCCGTCAGGCTCTACATCCACCGCCTTGCCGTCGGAAAGCCACAGCACATTTTGAACGGCATACTGCGGCAATAGGCGGGTTTTGATGTAACGCTTTACCGTATTGCCGTAAGTGATGCGGTGCAAGGCCTCCACCTCCAAAACCAACGGAATGACGCGCCCCGCGCTTTCGGCCTGTATGGCAAAAATCGTCTGGCGCACGGCGGCGATGTCCTGCTTTATCTCCGTGTCGGTCTGTTGCAACACCGATTTCGTGTCGGTGATACGCTGCCCGAGGGCTGTTTCGGCGGCCTCTGCACGCTGGCGTTCCCCGTCGATGTTCTTTTGCAGGGCGGATTCCGCACCCGTAGCCCTGTCGGTTTCCACCTTGACGGCGGCCGCGATGGCTTTGTCGTAGGCCGCCTGTATGTCCTTTTCCAGCTGTTCGAGAAGCCCCGAAAGGGTTTCGGTGTCCGTAATGCCCTGCAAAAAGGTTTCGATCTCCTGCCAGCGGTTAATCGTGCTGTCCGCCGTGTCGTTGGCTTCCAGAAAGGTTTTCAACGTGTTGGCCAAAGCCCACAAGGTGCTGTAATTTGCGCCCAGAGCGGCAAACGCTGTTTCCAGCGAACCGAACGCCGCGGTCGGGTGCAGGCGTCCCCGCAGGTGTGCCAAATTGGTGTTGGCCGTGTCGATCTCCGTCTGCTGCGCGGCATCCGTCTTATGAAGCGCGGCAATCTCCGCGTCCTGTTCCGCGTCTTTCTTGTGGATATTCTCCACCTCGGCCTCCAAAGCGTCGATTTCACCTTGCTGCCGCTCGTCCTCCGCTTCCAGCTCCTCAATATTTTCGGCGATGTTGCTAAATTGTTCATCCGACAGCTCCTTATGGGTGTCAAAGTCCGTTCGCAGCAACTCGTGCTGACGCTTCAATTCCTCGCCTGCGTTGGCATCGTATTTCCCGTTCAGGCGGTCGGCCAACTCCTCCACCTGCGAAATGGGGATTGTGCTTTCCTCCTTATGGACGTAGCTGTCCATCCAGTCGCCGAACTGCTCCTCCGTAGGGTATTTGCCCCGACGGAACCACGCTTTTAACTGTGCTATGCTTCTGATAGGCATTGTTATTTCTCTTTATCGGGTTATCTTACTTTGATGATATAAGCAAGGGTATAGTAAGGCGGCCGGTTCTCATGCTGCGCACCTCCGCCCACACTGTTTGTATTGCCGAACTGGACTGTCCTGTCGTGTTTGGAAGTAGAGTTCGGAGAAGAGTTACTACCGCCACCTCTCCATCGTCCGCTATCTTCCTGCCACAAGTTCTGCGGGTGGCTGTGCGACGGCATTTCGGAAATGGTCAGGGCGTGTTTCTTCTCGCCGCCCGCATTGCCATATTTGTTGTATTCCGTATCTATGTCGTTATAGCCGACGATAAACCTACCCCGCAGGTCGGGCAGACGGAAAAAGCCGCTTTGCGTGGTAAATTTCGTGCCGTTATAGTTCACGGCCGTATTAAAGGCCGTGCCGAGGGCTTTATACAGATCGGGGTATTCGCTCGTTTTAAGTGCAGCACCATCGCACAGGACATAATTGTCGGGCACTTTCACACCCGCCCACATCTTGATAATACCCAACGGCTCGCTAACGGCGTTGGCCTCGGCTGCCGTGATTTTTTTCTCCAACGCCGCGATCTGCGCCTCCAACTCCGCCGAGGTCTTCGGTTTCTTGAAGTCCGACCACTTGAAATTTTCACCGCCCACGCCTGCGGCAAGCGTCCGACGCGTATAGGCTTTCGGGTATTCATAGCCCATCGCATTGACGGGTACATCCTCCAACTTCACGTACATACCGCCCGCGATGACACCGCCCTCCCAATACATGACCTCGCCCTGCGGATAGTCTTTCGTCTTGACAAAGACATATCCCGCGGCGCGCTGCGTGTTGTTGTTGGTCAGATCGCACCCCGTAAGTATCAGTTTGTCGCCCGCGATATTGCCCAAAGCGGCGGTAAGTGCCGTACTCGCCTGCAACATATCCAGCGTGTCGCAATCCAACGGGAAGTCCTTATTCGGCTGGGTTAAAAAATTGCCTATCGTTTCCATTTATTTACCGTTTATTTATAGTTGATTGTCCATCGTTTAGCGGCCAATTTATAGGTATCTACCACCGCGGCAAGCCGCGTTTCGTCGATCTTGCCCATAAGCTCGTAAGGCATAGACACCCAAAAATCGAAACCGCTCACCCCGCCATAGCCGCGGCGGTTCACGATAATGGCTATACCCGCACTGCGCTGCGGCAGCAGAATGTGTTTATCCATGTCCCGCGTAAAAAGGCGCGTCCCCACTATGCCGCCGCTGTCCTTATCGTCCACCGTGATGCGCCGCCCCGTCTGGTCGAAAGTATCATTAAGCACGGCACGCAGGTAGCACACCTGCCCGTTATGCCAAAGCCTGTAATCCTCATCCGCACGCCACCGCATAAAGTCGCCATACACTACGTTCGTCCCCTGTACGGCACTTTGTACCAGCGAGGCGATAAGGGGCTTGCGCCATACCGTCGGCAACAGCAAAAGGGCAAGACGCTTTATTTTGATGTCGTAAACGCTCATTTGTAAGACCTCATATTAACGGTTATGTTACCCGCGGAAAAATAACCCGCAGCGGGCGTAAAACGGGCGTTTATCTCGGTAGGCGTGCTTTCGCCGCTCACATCGGTGCTGGCCTTGCTCATTTCGACAATACGGACACCATCGACCTTTTGCAGTTCATCCACAAGTGCCATGTTGGTGTACTCGCCATTGAAAGGCAGGTTTTCGATGTAGTTCTTGATGGTTGCCCTGCATTGAGCCTCCACAGTTTCGGGAAGCAACATCGCATCGAAATACACATCGACCTCACAATGGAATACATCCGCCGTCTGGTTTACGAGGTTGATGCGCACCCCCGCGTCCTTGATTTCGGCGATATAGGCGCGCAACTGCGTTTCCGTTTCGGCAGCCAAAGGTCGCCGAACCCCGCCTGCTTCTCCCGCGACCTTGACGGTAAGCAGGGAGGCGTCGGAGCTTTCCGTGGCAGCCGCGTATTTCACCACGCGCGCAGCTTCGATGTCGCCCTCGCTCATTCCCGCGGTATCGTAGTAGTCCGTATCAGGTACAAGGGTCTTATCTTTCATAAAGGCAAGCACCCTGTCCCTGTACCACTTCGGACGATGGGGCATGATGGCCTCGATACGGGTTTCAACATCCGTCTTATGCTGGTCGAACATACATTCCAACACCCACGTAGCGCAGGCGACGATGTAGAAAAGCAGGCTTTCGACACTTACCCTGCTGAAATGCGACGTAAAGGCCGCACCCGTTTCAAAGCCGTAGGCACGCGCAACGTCCGAATTGCGCATGAAGTCCGCGGTAATGCTGTTTTTTATTTCTGCGATTGTCCTTGCCATATCGTTTTAACTTACAATAAAATCTATTTCAATACCCATAAAGTTGATGCCCTCCTGCGCCAACGAGGCCATCTCCTCCTCGCTCAACGCCGTGGCTGGCTCGATGTGCTGGGCATTATAACGGCGCACGGTGTCTGCGTTTTCGGCGGGAACGGTGTCAAGCACCTGCCCGTCCTGCAACGTGTCTGTAATACCCAGACCATTGGCGACACAAAGCCGGAAAGCGGCCTCCATGCTGCCCGCCGTCTGTACGGCCATATCGAGCAGGCTTTGCCTGTCTTTTACCTTTACCTCCATCACTCGACCGTTATAATGTTATCTTCCGAAATGCTCACTCTCTGCACGTCAAGGCCGCAGGCCTCCAACATCTTTTTAACCTGACCGCGCCACATCACATCCACCGCCCCGCCAAGCATCTTTTTCACCTCGCCGCCGAGCAGCGGACACTCTTTCCATTCGCCGCGCATCGCCACAAGGACACCCTCGACGATCTGGCTGTCGGTGTCGCCGATCACGACACTGCCGTGCTGCACGAGCAGGTCGCCACTCTCCGCGTCTATCAGTATGCCGTTCATCCGTGTTTCACTTTTTCGTTTTCATAATCCCCCCGCTGGGTCAAGGTCAGCGGAGAACCCGCCCACGTCGCCGAGGCGAGTTTCAAAGCCGCACCGCCATCCTGCGGGGCGGTCGTCCATGCGGAAAACACGTTTTTCAGCGTGTTGATGTCCTGCTCGATGGTGTTGATATGCTGCGTAAGCTGCTCCACCTTGACCATGCCGCCGAGCCCCCCGCCGTTAAGGATCACCCCGTCATCGGTAAGCTCCGCACTGGTGTTGTCCCCCACAAGCACGCGCACACCCTCCTCGTCGGCCACGATGCGGGCGGTGTTTTCGCTGATGACGACCTCGACGCTTTCCACATCATCGGTCAGCAGGACAACTCCCGCGCTGCCGTCAGCCACAAAGCCGACGACGACAAAGCTGCCGACCCGCGGGAAAGCCACGATGCCGAACCGGCTTTCTTGGTTCGCCTGCAAATTCACACCCAGCAGCGGCGCGCTTTCATCCAGAGGCGTGCAGTCCACCGTGCGCGCGGCCTTATCCACCGCATCCACCGTGCAAACAAGGCTTACCGTCTGGCGGCCGCCCTGTGCCAATAATCTGATTGCATCCTTTATGTTGTTCATTCCGCTACCCGCTGGCCGAGCGTGATTTCCTGACGGAAACCGCCCGTGCCGTATTTGATTACATTCTTTTTGACCTGATAAACGCCTTTCTTCTCGCCGTCTATCTTTATGCCGATGGCATCCAGCTTATCCACCAGCCTGTAACCGAACGTCGTAAAACTGCCCGTAAGGCCGTCGCGTTTCAGTCGCTTGATCTCCTGCTCCGCCCATGCCCGCAACTCGCTTTCGGTCTTGTTGTAGGTGTGCAGCGTGCGGCGTTCCCCGTCCGCATCGCCGACCTCCACCCTGATTTTTTTATTGTTCGGCATCAGGCTGACCGCCTTAACGTGCAGCCGCATATTTTCGGCTTTCTGCTGTTCGAGGCTCTGGTCGCTTATGATGTTCACGCCCGTGGCGAATACCTGCGACGGGCGGCTCTCACGCTCGAACAGGACACCGCAGTACAACACGGGCGCACCCTCCTCATACCGAAAGAAACTGCGGATGCCGTTCTCGTGCAGGTGGCCGAGCAGGGCGGCCACGGTGTCGGCAGTAACTCGGTACTGCCCGAGGCTCTGTTCACCCATAACCTTGATGTTATAGGAAATGCCCTGCTCCTTTAACAGCGTTTCGATAGACACGCTTTTGTAGGCTTTCTTCTGTGTAGGGGTCTGTTTGAGCCTGAACATTTCATCCTCGCAGATAATGACGACAGGGGTCTTAAAACCCACATCGCGCACATAACCGACAAAAGCCAGCTGCAAATCATCATCGTAACCGAGCCACACCTTGACGGCATCGCCACGCTGCACGGGAATCTCCGCTGCACCGTCCCACTTGATTTTTTTAGGCAGCGTCAGGCGGCATTCGTCTGTCAGCTTTTCGGTGTCGCGGGTGATCTCCACCTCCGTAACCTTATCCAGCCGCCAAGACTTCGAGCCCGTGATTTCGATTTTTGCCGTAAGCCTATACATCGTTTGAATGCCGTTTAATCGCCGTTTAATACTCCGTGCTATACACGTTATAATCCCCGTCGCTCACCGCCGACAAACTCACGCTCTGGTAGTTGCTCGCCGTGTCCTGCGACACGGAAAAACTCTTTATCACGATACTGCCGATGTCGAATATTTCCAGAAAGGCACTGTTTACGTCGATGGCCGCCTTTTCATCGAAAAAGGCGCGCAGCTCGCGCAATCCCTCTTCGGGGTATTCGTCCACGATCACACCATTGCGCACGGCGGCCACACCGACAACGATGTTTATCTGGTAGTCGCCCTCGTTGATGTACTCTTTTACCGTACCGTCCATGCCCACCATCTGCGTGGTAACGATGTTCTTCGCACGGCTGATCGCGCAAATCGCATCATTCATTACCAACGTCTGCCCGTCCTGCTTGGTCAATTTCAGTTCGCAAAGCACATAACGATCCTCCCAATAGCTTTTATCGGTTATGGGCATGGGCACATTACGGGTCGTAATATCCCCGCCGCGACCGTCCCAGCTCGGAGCATCCCCCGTGCGGGGCGGCTGCATCCGGTACAGCCGACCTTTGGCCTGCGTAGCCGCACCCGCGGCGATAAACATGAAACTGATCGGTGTCATTACATTGCCAAGTTTACATCGTTCAACGCGGACAGCAGGGCTTCACCAACCATATCCTTGACTTTGCCCAAATCTTCCGACAGGTTGGTGGTGTGTATCTCGAAACGCTCCACCAGCTTGTCCACATTGACCGTTATGTTTCTTACTTTACCGCTCCCGTCCGACTTGACACCGCCGCCAGCAGTTGCCAGACTGCCGCCCGTAGGATCAGGCGGCACAACGGCAGGGACATCCACCGTGGGGACATCCACAGTCGGAGCGTCGGGGTCGGGTTTATCTTTCTTGTTTTTGGCCGCCTCGGCTTTCTTGCTGGCCTCCATTTCGGCATTGTAGGCATTGTTAAACGCCTTGCCGACGTTCGTACCGAAGTCCGAAAAACCGCCTTTAAGCCTGTTTATCGCCGCCTTGATACCCGAGGCATCCAACGAAAAGGCCGCCTTTATCAGGTCGCCGATCGAACCGAACACGTTTTTGGCCAAGTCCCAAATACCTTTGAACGTGGCGACGAATGCAGCCCCCAGACCTTTAAGGACAGCGCGGAACTTGGCCGAGGTATTCCAGAAATACACACCGAGAGCCGCCAACGCGGCGATGGCCGCGGCAATCCACCCGATGATCGGGATGTTCATGATGGCGACACCCACCGCACGGCACGCGGTTACTGCCGCAAGCCTGAATGCCCCGAAAGAGGCGGAGGCGATCCCTGCAAAAGTAGCCGAGGCCGTGCCGCCCGTAACGAACGACAGCACCAGCGCGCCCAGACCTTTAAGGGCTTGGAAGATACCCACCGTGGCAAAACGCAACACGGCCAGCGTGGCTCGGGTCATATTGAGGAGAAAGCCGTTGGAGGCAAACTGCCCCGTGATAAGCTCCTTGTTCATAAAGGCCATTTGCAGGCGCGCAGTATAGATAAAGCCCTGAATGCGCGACCACATGGATGCCCATTGCAAGCCCTTTATCCAAACCATCAGGTTGCCCATGCCGATAAGCAAAGGCATAAGCTGCGAAAGCGGAACGAGCGCACCCATCAGCGTGGACATCCACAGGCCGAGGTCGCCCGTAGCCTGAAAGACACTTATCTTGAAGTCCTCGAAACGCTGATTGATGCGCGCCTGCCGCTCGGCGTAGCTTTCCATGACGATGGCCGCCTGCTCCTCCGCCGAAGTCGTGCCCGTAACGGCATCGGTAAAGTCCTGCAAACTATCCGTTCCCTGCACCAACGCACGGGCGGCGTTCGCATTCTCACGCCCGAACAGGGCGGACAGCAGCGCGTCGTCTTGAAGCAACGGTTTAAGAGCCTCTAAACGCTCCTTTAACGGTTTGGTCTTATCGGACAACGCGGATACGTCGATGCCTGCCTTTTGCAACTCCTCCTGCGTCTTTTCGGGCAGGAAACGGCCTGCGGCAAGGGTGGAAAGCACGTTGCGCAATGCAACGCCGCCCTCCGAACCCTTTTTGCCGGCCTTGTCAAGCACCTGAATGGCCGCATTGGTTTCCTCAAAACTGACGTTGGCGGCTTTCGCGGCCATACCGCACTGCTGTAAAGCGATCTTGATGGCGGGAAGCTCCGCAGAGCCCGCCTGACCCGCCGCGGCCATGACGTTCATCATGCGCGCCATCTCCTCGCTGGCCTTGATCGGGTCGTCGAGGCTTACGCCGTACTGGTTCATGGCCGTGGTCAGAACCTCGGCGGCGGCCACACCATCGCCGCCCATCAGCTTGCTGGTGGTGGCAATGCTGTTGCCCATAGCCCGCAGCGCATCGGGGTATTTGCCCAGCTCGGGCGACAACTGCGAAAGCAGCAGTTTATACCCCTCCACGGACTGCGAGGCGTCGATGCCGAAAGCCTTTGCACTGTCGCGCGCATACCCCTCGATCTGTTTCAACGTATCGCCCGTAACACCCGCAACCGCACTCAAATCGTGCATCTGACGGTCAAGCGATACCCCCGAAGCGGAAAGAGTACCCAACGTGTCGTTAAACTTGCTTACATAGTTGCTCGCCAAATCCCAGACAGCAAGCGTTTGACCCAATTTGCCGAGCCAGCTGTGCGTTCCCTCCACGGCAGCATTGAAACGGCCTGCGCTCTCGGCCATGCCGTCCACCGTGGCGGTGAAGTTGCCGCCGACATTAAATTGGTAGTCGAAGTTTTGCATATCTCGGTTGTTTTTACTATTTTAGCGGTGTGTTTAACAATAACACGTTTACAATGGAAAGCATCTTATTTTTCATCGGCAAGTGCGTTATGGGGCTTATCTGCATAGGCTTCCTGATTACGCCCGTGTACCTGCTCGGTGCTTTCATTCATGCAATGCACAAAGACTGCAAGCGCGGGTTAAGGTCTGGCATTGCCCCCAAACAATCCCGTTAATATTTCCGCAAGGTTTCTGTTGCGGAACCGCTCCAGCCACAACGCCTCGGCGTAATGCGCCGCCCATTCCTCGTAGCTGCCAGCCGTCGGGTCGATACCGAGGTTGGCGCGGATCAAGGCGCACCCCTTTTCAAAACTATCCTCCTCGTGGTCGTCGGAAAGACGGTGCGCCTCTACAAGTTTTTTAGGCTGCCGAGGCACGAGTTGAACAGCTGCCCGAGCTGCGCCGTGGCAGCCATGAACAGCAGCGCATCCTCGCGTATTTCAGCGTCGCCGCCCAGAAAGCAGTTGTCATAAAGCACCGCGGCACTTTTCACCTCGTCAGTCTTGGCCACTTGCGTAACGGCCGACATGGTTTCGAGCGACGGACGTTTGAAATAGGCAACGTGCAAATCGTCGCCGTCGGCCACATCCACACGGATGACGCGCTTGTGTACCGCTTTCCATTTGCGAATCTGATCTTCACCAACACCACCGTCGTGTGTCGTTCCCTGCGGCTGTTTCGTTTCGTTGTTTTCCATTTCAATGACTGTTTAATGATTGGTTACTACTGCCCCCATTCGATATGCGACGGCACAAGGTCAAGCTCGACCTCCTGCCCCGTATCGCCCTCTTTCCACTTGCGGCTGTTGCCCGAAAACTGCACGTTGCGGATTTTGTCCGTCTTGATGATGCCGCTGTCGGGCAGGTAGGTTACGGTGATGTCAAAGGGCGCAAGATCTTGGATGCGCCCATTCGGGGCTTGCGACTGGATGGCCTGCACCTCCTCCTGATAAAGGATGATTTTCGCCGTCGGGGTGATACGCCCCTTTGCGCGTCCGACGGGATGGCGGCCTGCACCGTACTTGTTCACCACATCCTGATTGTCGCCGTATTCGATGCCGACAATGCCCGTCAAAGGCACGCCGCCGATGGCTGCCACGATGTCAGCCCACGAGCAAAGCATTCCGTTAATCAACGGGATGCCGTTATTGATTACACTTGCCATTTGTTATACTTTTTTAGCGAAACCGATTTTTACTCTGATCCGGCGCATGACACCGACGGCCACCTGCTTGATGACGATCTCCACCTCGCTGGTGCTTAACACATCCTGCTCGGGGTCGATCTCCACCTTGTAGCCCGACAGTTCCCCCGCCTTTTCCATATCTTCGAGGGCTTTGTTAGCCGTCATTTCCAGATGGCTGACGCTATGCGCCTGCATCTTGCCCGTGTCCGCGTCGATGTAGATGTTACTGCCCAGCTCGGGGATCAGGTAGGTGCGGATGCCGCGCACCGCCTTATCCATCGTGCGCACGCTCTCGATCATGGCGTAGTCGCTCGTGGCACTGTCCATCGTGTGGCTGTCGTTCACGTAGCTGCCAGCCTGCCCCACATGGGTAACGAAAAACAGGTAACGCCCGCCGTCCAGCTGCTCCACGAGTGCCCTGTCAAGATCGCGGTATAGCGTACCGTCGCCAAAGGCTGGGACATTGACACCCGTCGGGAAATTCTTTACCCAACTGATAGACTGATGCACCGCCGCCGAGGAGAGCAGCCCCAGCACCACGCCGATGGCCGATACGGAGGCTTTCGCCTCGCCGTTGTCCTCGTCGGCGTAGAGTTCCGCACCCGTGCCGCTGCCCGCCTGTCCGATAACCACGCTCACACGGCACTGGTTCGCACCCGCCACATCCGCAGGCATATCCCGCACGGCGGACACTTTCGGGGCATACAGCACCGAAAGAGGCGCATTTTCCTCGTCGAGCGCATCGGCAACGCCCTGAATGGCCGTCAGGTCATCGGCGGAAAACGCCTTGTCGCCGCACCAGATGGCCAGCTGCCTGACGCGGCCGCTGGTGAAGTTCTGCACGGTCTTGATCTCCGTAAACTTGTAGCTGGCAGGCTTGGTGAAGATACCCACGTAAAGCGAAATGCTCGGATTGACGCGGAAAATCTCCGAAAGCTGGTAATGCAGCACCCGCACGCCCCAGCTGGCCGCATCCTCGTTGATACCCAACGCCTCGGCGGTGTCGATGGTGGAAACCGCCTGCACATGGTCGGTCTTGAAACCGTCGGGGATTTCAGCCTCGGCCAGATAGGCGATGAAGCCGGATACATGATCCTCGCCCGCCACGCTTTTAGGCACGTTGCCGTTCTGTCTTTCGATTTTTAAGCTGTTCATTTTCGGGTTACTTTGATGATGTCCTTATTGGCCAGATCGGCGGCGTGGTGCTGCGCGTCGGAGCGCAACGAGAACGCCAGACCGTCCGACGTTACGAATACTTCCGCAAAGCCATGCCGCGCGATGGCAGATTTGCCGACGTTTTCCAGAACGCTGGCGGCAGACTTTGACGCGGGTTTCTGCTTTTTCCCCTCCTTGCCCTTATCTGCGGCCGCCGTTTCCACGGGGGCAGGCGTAGGAGCAGGGGCAGCCTCCGTTTCAGCGGGAGCAACAGAAGCGGCCTGCGCCGTCGTTTCCTGCGCTTCGGGTTTCGGAGCGGCCTGCGCCGCCGTTTCTTCTTTCTTGTTTTTAGATGCCATGTTTTTACCGTTTAATTCGTTTATAAAATATCCATATCGCAAAGGCGGACACAGCCAGCAGCAACGCCCCGATGCCCAACCGCAAAACACCCATGCCCGCACTCGGTTTCTTTTCCTCGACCTGCGCGGTCTGGCTGACCTCCGTACTGCGGTCGGCGGTTTCCGCCGACACCTGCACATCGGTTTCCGCATGAACGGCCGCCTTTTCTTGGCTGCGCTGCCTCTGGCTCGTCTGCTTGCGCAGGATGGCTTTGACGGGCGGCAGCCCCGTACTGTCGGCGGGCGGCTTATCGGTGTCGAACACGATTAAGTCCGTTACCACTTCGCCCTCCATGACGGCCAGCCGTTCCAGCTGCGCGGCGACCTGCGAGTGCAGGAGGCTGTCGAGGCGCGCCTGAACGTCTTTGTCTATGGTACTCTGCCCCGTGTTTGATGTGCGCTTGGTGGTGGCACACGAACACAGCAGCAGGGCAAGGCTAAACAGTAGTATCGTCTTTCTCATTGCTATTGTCGGTTATGTCGCTGGCTTCATATTCGCGCGGTGGCTTGCGACGGCGGCAGCCGTTGATGTCGCAGCGGGCGAATTTCAGCCGCTCGATTTGGATGTCTTTGTAGGCGATGGTTCGGTCGCGTTCGATAAGCTGGTTATACATCTGTTGCCGCTCGGAATAGAGGGCGTCGATTTTCTTATCCTTTTCGCGGCTGTCCTCGTCGCTCTTTTCGTATAGCTTTTTCCATTCGTCGGACTGCTTGGCTTCCACTTCGGCCTCTTTCATGCGTCGGGTCTGCTTGTAGTAGATAATACCACCGCCACCCAAAGCCCCGACTATCGAACAGAATGCGCTCGCAAGTATGGTCAAATAGTCCATTCAGATTTATTCCTGCACCTTAATACCTATCGTTTCCAGCCACCGCGGGACATCGAACGACGGGCAGGCTTTTGCCGCCAGCTGGTTGTGGCCGACAATACGCACATCGGGGTGCTTCGAGTGGAAGTCAAGCACGTACCTTTTCAGTGCCTCCCGCTGCGCGGCCGTGCGGGTATCTTTCGGCTGCATATTCGCATCGCATCCTCCCGCATAAACCACATGGCGGCTTATGCCGTTGTAGCCCGTCGCGCCGTTGGTGATCTCCCACGGATCGACATTCCCATCCTCGTTGTTTGACACCAGACGCTCCACACGCCCGTCGAGGTGGAACAGGTCGGTATAGCCTACCTGTTTCCAGCCGCGCCCCGCGGGGGCGGGCGAGGTGTGCCACCGCCTGATGTCGGCAGCACTGACCTCGCGCTCCTCGGGGGTGGCGGTGCAATGGATTACGAGATACTGTAACTTTGCCATTGCGCAGCTGGTTATGCGGTTGCTTTCTCGCTGATGATGGCCGCCGTGCAATTCTTATCCGAAAGCGGCAGACAGATGCCCCACTTGCGGAAGTTCACGAGGTTGCGGTGATACAGCGGGTCTTTCGACGCCTCGCTGTGGTAGAACTGCACCGAGCCGTTGGCTTTCATCATGCGCCCGACGTAGAAGGCCACGGAGGCCTGCATATCGGTATCGGAAGTGGCTGCACCCCATGCGAGTTTCTTCCTCGTAGAGGCATTGTAGTGCGGCGTGCCGTCGTACTCGTAGATGTCGAAGCCGTACAGGCGTGCGATTTTGCCCTCCGTCTGGTTGATGTTGTAATGGTCTTTGAACTTCTGTTCGGTTTCCAGCAGGTCGTTGATGTGGTCGCTGCACATGACCAGCACACGGTCTTTCTTGGGAACACCCATCTTGTCGAATGCCTTTTTCAGGGCGAGCAGGTCGGCAGCGACGAATTTCTTGCGCGTGCCGTCCGATACGCCAGTGGTCAAAAGCACGGGCGCACTATCCCCCTTGTTTTCCGACGGGGCAATGGCGTGGATGGCCTTTTGCATACACTTCTCTTTCAGTGCCTCACGATGGCGTTCCTGAACGCTCGCCATCTTGTCGTAACTGCAAGCGTGCAGCTCGTCGTCGGTTACAGGCGTGGCCGTGGTATCGAAATAATCCAGCGAAATGGGCTTGTCCGCGTCTTTGAGTTCCTGAATATTCAGCGGATAAGTGGTGTTGTTCACCAACACGTCAGGGTCGCCGCCCAGCTCGGTAAAGTGGATAACGTCATTGTCCACGTACTGATCGTAACTTTTGATACGGTCGTACCATCCGAGGCTTTCGGCGGCCGTGCGGAACGCCTTAATCATTTCGCCCGTCCACACCTCGGTAAACACCGTGGCGCAGGCACAACCGTGCGGCATAACCGTACCCGCGAGAAAGCCCACGGCATTGCCCGCGATTACCCCCACGGCTGGGGAAAAGCCCGCCACCGTGGCAAGGGCTGCACCCGATACGCTGTTGAAAGCGACGGATGCCACAAAGGCCAGAACGGCCAAAAATACAGACTTGAAAAGTTTCATTGATTTGTTGTTTATTGGTTAATTCTTCGGGATGTCATACCCGTACTCGGCCTTATACAGGCGTGCATACTCCTGCGGTTTATCCTCCCGCAGCTTCTCCATTTCCTCGACGGGAACGTCCGACAACTTCGCGTAAGTCTTCGGAGCGTCGGGATTCGGATCGTCCGCCTGATGGATGACCTCCGTCGGCTTAACGGCGGGATGCAGCAGCGAAAGCGTCGTGCGCAACGCATCGAGGCCTGCCGTCTTGCCGATGTTTACGAAATGCTCCTTTTTGTCGCCCGTGATGCGCTTCTCGGCAATCGCGCCGTCCACAACCGCGGTGATGCTGGCCAGCGTAAGGCTGTCCGCCCTGTCGGCCTTGTCTTTCAGCAGGCGGAGCGCGCCCACTGCCTCCTGCTCGGTGGCCGTTTCCGGCAGGCCGAGCAACTGCAAAAATTCTTTGTTCATGCTTTGAGTTGATTTTTTGGTTTGAGTATCTGCGTCGCCGTCGGGGGCAGTTCCCGCGGGGGCGTTTTCATGATCCGGCACAAGCAGCGGCAACACGTCGTTGTCCTCGCCTGCGGAAAGTTTCAGCACCGTGCCGCTGGTATCGTACAGTTGCAGGGCTTCGGCATTGCCGCCTATATCCACAATGCTGACCTCCTCCAACCGGCAGCGCGTAATGGTGCGCCGCGTCTGCCCTTGCAGCAGGTGTTCGGGCGCATCGCTGGTTTCGATAATCTCGATTCCCGCCGAGGCCATGCGCAAAAAGCCGTTTTCCCACTTGCTCTCTATCTTCTTGGCGAACTCGTCGTTCTGGTCGAAAACGGGCGTACCGATCAGGCGGTCGCCGTCGATGCGCAGGTTGTCGATGCGCCCGATGGGCATCGCATCACGGTCGAAACTGCGACGGTGCATCCATAGAAGCAACGGATTTTTCTGGAACTGCGTCAGGTCGATGCCCGAGGTCAGCACGCGGCCGCCGTAACAATTCAGGCCGCTGGTGCTTATGATTACATCTTTTGCCATTCGTCTGTCTTAAAAGGCGGGCGGATGAGCCTACACGCATGACCGCCCGCAACTGAAACAATCTGTCTTACCTAAAAACTACCATTGTTGCGGGGGCGGGACTCGAACCCGCGACCTTGAGGGAATGAACCTCACGAGCTGACCGTCTGCTCCACCCCGCGATGTTGATGATGCAAATTTTCATCTTTCCATCCGCACGGGCAAAAAGAGTGTAAAACTTTGCATATCTTTTTCTTGCAGTCTTTTAATAATGCCACTTTTGCACAGCAAAAGCACCCGATTTCAGGGTATGTTTAACTTTTAATCATGAATGGCAACGAAGAAAGAACTCGAAGAAAAACGAGAGTATGCGCGCCTGCTCTTTATGCAGGGTGAAACGCAAAAGGTGATTGCGGAAAAGGTCGGAGTATCGGCCGTTACGATCAACAAATGGGTGGCCGAGAACGGATGGCAGGAACAACGCGCGGCGGCAAACATCACACGCCCCGAGCTGGTGAACAAACTGCTGCACACCATAGACAAACTTATCGAACAGGTGAACGAGAGCGACGACCCCGAAGCAATGGCGGGGCTGGGCGATAAGCTGGCCAAACTCTCAACGACCATCGAACGCCTCGACAAAAAAGCATCCATCGTGGACGTGATAGAGGTGTTCATGGCTTTCAGCAAGTGGATGCAATTCCGTATGTCTTTCGACGACGAAGTTACGCCCGAGCTGCTTAAAACCATCAACAAGTACCACGACCTCTACATCAACGAACTGTTGCAGAACAAATTCAACCAGTAGCCTATGGCATCGAAAGCGGAATTAAGGGAGGCCGTCGAAAGATGGCAGAAGCACTGCGAAACGGTGCAGCAGGCCACCGTCGTGAATACCGCGGAAACGGCACGCGACAGGCAGGCGCGCATAAAGCGCGTGCGCGCCGATTATGCCGCTTTCGTGGAATACTATTTCCCGCACTACACCGTCAATCCCGAAACGGGGAAACAGACACCGTGCGCGCCGTTCCATATCAAGGCGGCGAACAAGGTGCTGAAAGAACGCAACCTGAAAGCTGCGTTCAAATGGCATCGCGGAGCGGCAAAATCCACCCATCTGGATATTTTCATACCACTATGGCTCAAATGTCAGCAAACGCGGCAGCTTCATGTCATGGTGCTGGTCGGGAAAAGCGAGGACAACGCAAACACCCTGCTGGCCGACATACAGGCGGAGTTGCAGTTTAACCAACGCTACATCCACGACTTCGGACAGCAGTACAACAACGGTTCATGGGAGGAGGGCGAGTTCGTAACAAAGGACGGAACGGCATTCTTCGCACGGGGACGCGGGCAGTCGCCGCGCGGCCTGCGATACCGAAGCCACCGACCCGACTACATCGTCATCGACGACCTCGACGACGACGAACTGTGCGAAAGCCCCGCCCGCGTAACCCGTCTTACGAATTGGGTGAAAGAGGCTCTGTTCGGCGCGCTGGACGGCGGACGCGGACGCTTCATCATGGTGGGCAACCTCATCGCCAAGAACAGCGTGCTGGCCAACTTCTGCGCCATAGACGGCGTACACGTATCGCAGGTGAACATCTGGGACAAAAACGGCAATGTGTCATGGGCGGCCAAATGGACACCCGACGAAGTGAAAGCCATCGAAAAGTTCCAAGGATACCGCTCGTTCCAGAAAGAGTACATGAACAACCCCATCACCGAGGGTGCGGTATTCCGTAACGACTGGATCAAGTGGGGAAAGCTGCCCGACCTTAAAAAGTTCGACGAACTGGTGCTGTATATCGACCCCTCTTTCAAGGGGACGACAAAAAACGACTACAAGGCCGCAAAACTGTGGGGGAAAGTAGGCTCGCAGCTGTGGCACATCAAAGCGTTCGTAAGGCAGTGCAGCGTGGCCGAGATGGTGCGCTGGCTTTATGACCTATACGAGTGGAGTTTAACCGAGGGGATAGCGATAAAGTGGTACATGGAGGCCAATTTCATGCAGGACACCATTCTGGACGAGTTCCGACGCGAGGGCGACCTGCGAGGCTACCAGCTGCCCATCAGCGCGGACAAACGCAAAAAGCCCGACAAATTCCAGCGCATCGAAGCCGTAAGCCCCCTATGGGAGCGCGGATTCGTAACATACAACGAGGCGGAAAAAGACAACCCCGATATGCAGGCGGGAATAGAACAGACACTCGCATTTGAAAAGGGAATGCGCGGCCACGATGATGCGCCCGATGCCGACGAGGGCGCAATATGGTTCCTGCAACGCGACACCCGCATAAGTAGTTTTACTCCGTCGTTCGGCAGGCGGAACAACGCAAAAAATGTATCATGGTAAAAAAGTATTTCCAAGCCCTTGTGTTCGATTGGCGGCTGGCACGCGCCAAACGAAAAGCGCAGCACGACGCTACGCTGTACGGTAAAAAATTCCTCGTGCTGGTATTCGACGGAAAACCCGTCGTAGTTTCCATGCAGGGCATAAAGAACCTTATACGGCAACACCGATTCGCAAAAAGTTTCACCGCCGAAAAGGCCGTGAAATGCGCGCTGTTTGTCGCCAACCCAAAAAACTGACGGCCATGTTCCTGAACATCGACGACTATAAAAGCGTATGCGACAGCTTCGAGTTCGAGCAGGTATGTGCCGCCGAAGCCGACCGCCTCGCGGCGGAACGGGCGGCGATGGAACAGATATGCAGCTACACACGACACCGCTACGATATGCAGCAGGCATTCGCCGCGGAGGGTGAGGCACGAAATGCCATGCTCGTGCAGTGCATGGTGAATATCACCTTGTGGCTGATGATCCACCGATTGCCGCAAAACATGGGGCACGAAAGACGCGAATGCCTCTATAATGATTCTGTGAAGTGGCTGCGCGACGTGCAGAACTCCAAAGCATCGCCAGACCTGCCCACATACACGGGAACGGACGGGGAAACGGATGCGCACAACCCTGTCCGTTACGGGTCGATGCCGCCCAACAGATACGATTATTAAACGGTATTTAATCAGCAATTAAATGGACTTCATCAATAACTTAAAGCAGGTTTTCGCACGCCGCAGCTATACCGAGGCGGAAGTGAACAGGCTGGTGAGGTTTGCAAAAAGCAAACAGGGGCTTAAACTCACCGCGCAGCTCATGCAACAGACCGACAGCCTAACAAAGAAAGATATTGCGACGTGGCGGCAGGCATGGCAGGCCGCCATAAGTATCGACACCCCAAACCGCGCGCGGCTGTACGACATTTATACCGACTGCCTCGTGGATCTCCACCTGACGGGCTGCATAGGCCAGCGAAAAGGCAAGACGCTGCAAAAGGATTTCCGACTGGTAGGGAAAGACGGAAAGGAGAAACCCGAGGCCACAAAGCTGCTGCAAAGGGAATGGTTCAACGATTTCTGCGACCTCGCACTGGACAGCCGTTTTTGGGGGCATAGCCTCATCCAGCTGGGCGACGTGGTATCGGATGAAAACGGGATGCGATTCGACGGGGTGGAGGTCGTACCCCGCAAACACGTATGCCCCGAGTATGGCGTCATCACGCCCGAACCCGCCGCGGACTGGCGCACGGGCATCCCATACCGAGAGGGGGATTTCGCACTCTGGTGCGTCGAGGTGGGTAAATCCAAAGATTTGGGGCTGCTGCTCAAATGCGCACCCTCCTGCATCAGCAAAAAGAATATGCTCGCGTTCTGGGATATGTTCGGCGAGATATTCGGCGCACCCATGCGCGTGGCACGCACAAACACCACCGACGAGGGGGAACGCCGACGCATCGAGGGATCGCTCGATAAAATGGGCGCGGCATTCTGGGCTTTGTTCCCCGAGGGAACGGACATCGAGATTAAGGAGAGCAGCCGCGGCGACGCTTACAATGTCTATGACAGGCGCGTGGACAGGTGCAACAGCGAACTGTCGAAAGGTACGCTGATGCAGACAATGACCATCGACAGCGGTTCGTCCCTCTCGCAATCGGAAACGCACCTCGAAATTTTCGAGGACGTTATCAAGGCCGATGCAAAGATGGTGGCGAATGTCGTAAACGACAAACTGCTGCCGCTCATGGCACGGCACGGATTCCCCGTGCAGGGGCTTTCGTTCCAATGGGACGATGCCGCATCGTTCAGCCCCGCCGAACGGCGCGAGGAGGAACGCCTGCTGCTCGAATACTACGAGATCAACCCGCAGTATTTCGTCGATAACTACAACATCCCCATCACGGGCGTGCGGCAGACCAAAACACAGCCCGACGCTTTTTTCGGATAAGCCCCACCGAGAAAGTGGGGCTGCGCAGTAGCTACAAGGCATTCAACGAAGCGTTGCATTCGCTATACGGAAGCGACGCGCTGACGCTGGCAACGAATGAAAGGCCGTTTGCTTTCGATGATACGCTGCTGGAAGAGGCGGCGCAGGCGGTCTATGAAAACGGAGGATTCGACCTTTCGCAGCTCACAGCTCCCGAGGCGCAGGCCATCATCGAGGAAACGGTGCGCGTGCTTGAAACGGCCATCGCCAGCTCTCTGCCGCACGAAGTGCCCGACACGATCCGTTACGCGCTCGAAAACAACGCTTTCATTTTTTCGGGATTCAAGACGTTTCATGCCATGCGGGAGGTGGGATTGTCGATGCTGACAGACAAAGGCGACATCAAGCCGTTCAACGACTTCCTGACGGATGTAAGGCAGATAAATGCGCAGTACAACCACAACTATCTGTACGCGGAATACAACCATGCCGTCGGCGCGGCGCAGATGGCGGCCAAATGGCACGACTTCGAGCAGGACGGCGACCGTTACAACTTGCAGTATCGCACGGCGGGCGATGAAAAGGTGCGCGAGGAACACGCCGCATTGAACGGCACGACATTGCCGCCGTCCGACCCGTTTTGGAGTATGTTTCTGCCGCCGAACGGATGGAACTGTCGCTGTACGGCCGTGCAGGTGCGGAAAAACAAGTATCCCGCATCCGACCCCGAGCTGGCCATGCAGCGCGGAAAGGAGTGTACCGAGGGGGCGAAACGGGCGATTTTCCGATACAACGCCGGAAAGTCGCTGCAACTGTTCCCGCCCAAGCATCCGTACTACAAGGCCAGCGAGGAGGTGAAACAGACGGTAACGCAGATCGCGGAGGAGGGGATGCGCGAAAGGCGCATCCGCGATATGGTGGCGGAGCTGCCCGACAACCTGACACCCGACGAAAAGCAGGCCATAGCCGCGCACAACCTCGAAATGGAAAATGCCCTGAAAATAACCAAAGGCAAGCCCATGACCGTGGAGCAGGCGGACAAACAACACGCCAACCCGAAATACGGGCAAAGCCGAGCATACGGCATCAACTGCCAGACCTGCACCCCCGCATACGTGCTGCGCACGCTCGGATTCGACGTTACGGCCAAACCCAACACGGCAGGCTCGAAGCTGGATTATCTGAGCCGAGGAATGAACACATGGGAGGTATGGAAAAATCCCGACGGGACACAGGCCACGCACATAAGCGTGCCCGACTGGCTCGAAAGCAAAAAATACAAGATGATGACCGAGAAGCGGTGGTTGGAGTTTTTCAACGAAACCTGCAAGGAGGTGGGTATTTACGGCCTTTCTATCGGCTGGAAGCGCGGAGGAGGACACATGACCGTCTTACAGCGTTTCCCAGACGGGGAACTGCGCTACATCGAGCCGCAGCACGACAATTCGCAAGGGTCTGGGAGGGAAAGCCGCGATCTTAACTTTCTGGCAAGGTGCGGAGGATCAAAACAGCACAAGTGCCGCGGGATCATGCGGCTGGACAACAAACTATTTAACCTCGCTTTCGTCGAGATTTTCGACAAGTAGGTTTACAATGTCGAGCGCATCGAAGCCCGTAACCTCTTCTACCTTGCCGTCAGAGAGCAGGAAAACGGACGGAAAGCCCGCACAGGCATCCTCGGGGAAACGGAACGAAAAAGCCTCCTTGCCCTTGTACTTACCGAGGTAGTCAAAGGCATCGCCGTAAGCGTCGATAAGACTTTTTGCGGCACGCTTTATCTGTTCAGGGACTTTCATATCGCAAAGATAAGGATATTTTTTGTATAACAGTATTAAAATCGACTGAAACGATGGACGATAACATTAAAATCACGGCGGAAATAAGCAAAACAGAGGCTTCCGCGCTCTTTTTCCTCGTGGGTGAGGAATTGACCGAGGAGCAATGGAAAAAGCTGTCAGAACGCCCCATTTCGCTGGACTGGGATAAACTCGATAAGAACGAGGGCAGAAACCTCAAAATGATACTGATCGGCTGCGCCATATTAACACAGCGGACGCAATGATAGACGCAAACCAATTAAAGCGGAATATCTTGAATGATATGCGCGTGGAGCTGGCCGACGAGTTCGATAAAAACTTTGACCGCAAGGGCTTTTTCACAAAGAAATGGAAACAGCGCGCAAACCCCAACGCCAAAGGCTCGCTGCTGATGGTAACGGGGACGATGCGCCGCAGCATCAAAGCCGAGGTAAAGGGAAACGGCGTGCGCTTCTCCTCCGCCGTGCCATACGCGGCGATCCATAACGAGGGCGGAAAAGGGACAAAGCAGGTACGCCAGCACGCACGCACCAGCAAAAAGGGAAAGCAATACACCGTCAGGGCGCACACACGCAAGTTCACAATGCCGAAGCGGCAGTTTGTGGGCGACGGCAAACAGACGCAGGAGATTATAAAGGGGGTCATTGCCGATAATATCGCGGACTTCAATTTGCAACTATCCAAATTCATAAAGAAATGAGAAAGCAGATTTTTCAAGCCATCTGCACGAGGCTCACCGAGCGCGTGCCGGAAATTCAGTTCATAGACCTATGGAACAACAACGTCGCCGCACTGAACGGCGGCGCGGTATGGCCGATACCCGCCGTATTCGTCGAGTTCGAGGTGATAGAGTGGCGGCAGCAGAACAACGGCGCACGCCGCGGCGACGTGCCCGTGCGCCTGCATATAGTAACGCGCACCATAGCAACACACGGACACAACGATCCGAAGATGCCCGATGCGCTGGCGTTCCTCGACCTGATAGAACGTATCAACACCGCCATGCAAGGACTGCGAGGGGATAACTTTTCAGGGTTTCAACTCACGGCATCGGCCACCAACCACGACCATGCGGAACTGTTGGAGAGCGTCGAGCGGTACGTTACCAGCGCGCAGGACACCTCCGCCATGCCCAGAACCGCACAGGCGGAAGGAATCACGCCGAGCCTGCGCAAAGGGTAGGCACAACAAAGCCCCGCGTTCATGGCGCGGGGCTTTCGTCGATCATATCCCATAAGGTAAACTGCTGCGGCGGTACGGGTGGCGGTGTCGGTATGTCCAAATAGTTCAAGTAGGTGCGGTAGCAAATTTTGAATCTCGGGAAAATATGCTGCCGCCATACAGCTTTATAACACCGCGCCTGATTGCCGCTTTCATAGTGCTGCGCCGTGATGGCTCGAATCATCCTAACGCGCTCTATGGTACTTTCGTGGTGTTTTCTTTTCTCCATCTGCTTAAAATTACTACCTTTGCAAAAGCCCTTTTGCATCAAGGCCTCTGCGCTGGCTCGCTGTAACTTTTACAGATAGAGTTGGCGCGGCTTTTTTATTCTACGTCAGTCATGCCCAACGGGATGTTCACCCATGCGCCTTTATCGTTCTTGTATTCGGCGCGGATGTACTTCTTGGTTTCGGTGGGCTGGTAGCTTTCCTCGATGATTTGCACGCCCTCGATGAAACGCTCGTCGCCCGTTTCCTCGGCCATCTTGCGCAGCTGCAACACGCGGCTGGCCTTGATATTGCCCTGACCGTCGCGGGAAAGAAGACGCAACACGGCATTTACAAGGGCTTGGCTCGTTTCGTCTTTGGCCAGACTTTGGATGTAACCCTTGACCATAGCGATGCCGTCCTCCACCGTGTCGCGGTAGCCGTCCACCGTATTGACACCCAGCGTCAGGCGGAATTTGCTGTCCGAGGTGGTGAACGTGTGGCTGCGCTGGTCGTCTTTCGTAAGACCCAGAACCTCCGACTTCATTTTAAGGATCGCATCGAAGTTGCCGAAAACGGTGCTTTTTACCGTCTTGATCTGCTCGCTCAACTCCCGAAGCACGGGCAGCGTCGTGCGCACTTCATCGTCCACCATTGCCGCGTAATCGGTGCGCTGCTGCTTGCGGCGTTCTGCCGCCTCTCTCTTTTGCTTTTCTTCGCGGAACGCTTCAAACTCTCGGCGTTCTTCCGCTGTCATTGTTACATTTTCCATTTTACTGTTGGTTAAAAAGTGATTGAATGCTGTTTAATCGTTATCGAAATGCTGGTAAAAATCATCGGCGTAGTCGGCCTTGTCGGCCTGCGCCTGTGCCCATTCGGACAACTCGCGCATAAACGATGCGTATTCCTCGCTGCCCATTTCGGCGGTGCGCTCCCTGATGGCGCGCTGAATGTCTTTCATTACTGTACTGCTCATTCCGTATATGTTTTAAGTTGTTTTTTTACTCACATCATATTCTACCGTTTCTATCGCTTCGATGCGATATTTCAGGCAACCAAATATGATGTGTGGCGGGTTATGTATCGGGCATTCTACACCGACCTTTACCATCCCAGCAACACCAATGGGCACGACTGCGCCATTCCAGACAGAGGATTGAAACGGTTTTGCATCAATGACTACTCCGTTACTATCGACGAATAGTGCCAACACATCCTGCCCCTTATCCTCCAATGTGATTTTTGTTACTTTCATTATATTATATTTTAGCTTTGAAACATATTGTACTGAAACTCATATCCCAATGCCCGCAGCCGCTTTTCCTGCACCGCGCTGCGGTTCTTGCCGCTCTCTGGAAGCACGGCCACACGTTGCTCGCGGTTGAACAGGTAGCCTTTCTTACGCATCTGGTAGCGCAGGTTGCGCTCCTTACGCTTCTGCTTTTGTTCCGTTTCCATAGCCCGAAAGCGTTTGCAGCAGGATGCCGCTGGTTATCTCATTCACCGCCTGCGCATCTTTGACCTTGTTGTTGAATGCGGCCACCAGATTGCGCAGACGTTCACGAGGTATCTTGTTAAAATCATCGTGCCCCGTAGCGCGGCAGGCGATGCCTTTTATCAGCGCGGCGTTACTTGCCTGCCGTGTCGCTTTCAGATAGCTGCCGATGGCGGCCATTACGCGCTTGCGCAGCTTATCCATGTCGCCCGTACCTTTCCGCGCATCGACCTGCTGGGACAACTTGCCGCACACGTCTATCAGGTCGTGGGTGTCCATGTCGCGGCTGCTCTCCACGCCGTAGCTTTCAACTATGGCGCGTTTCTCGGCCTCGGTAAGCCCCAGCACACTGCAAAGCGTGTGGAACTTCTTTAAGATGTTTCGGTGGATTGCATCCATCGTCTTGTTTTCTGCCATAGTGTTATCGTTTTATTATTCTGGTAACAAATATTCAAGAGCCTTGCAAGTAGCTGAATTTACCTCTTCGTTAAATTTCCAACAACGGGATTCATGTAGCCCCGTTGCCACTGCACCACAACAGCAAAACACGGGTTGAGCATCCGAAAGTTTATCCGCCATCTTTTGCCTCGTCGAAACCCACTCTGGCCAGTGATGTGTTTTGATCCATTTTATTTTTTCATTCCTCGTCATATCGTCTTACATTTTATTAACCCAATACTCCTGTGCGCCCTGTTCCCATATCACGAAGTCAGCACCGCCCTCGCCGCGCTCCGCCACCTCGTAACGGGTGGTAACAAATACCTTATACCCCTCGACACGCATTTTGATTTCGCTGTCGTAGCGTATCTTCTCCGCCACAATGCCATCGGGAAGTCCTCGTTTTTCGTGGCTGACGAAAATAAACAGCTTGCTGGGGAAGTCGTCTTTTAACTTCATCACATCGGCCACCTTTAAGCCGAACCAATAATGCACACTGTCGATCACAATCACGTCGGGGCTTTGCTTCTTCGTAAGACGAGCGCGCAGGTCTTTCAAACTCTCTTTGTTCAGCAGTATAATGCGGCTGCCCACCTCGTCCATCCTTACGCGCTCCCATGCTTTTTGCAGCGAAAGCGACAGCCCTTGTTCCAGACTGTTGTAGGCCACGCGGCGAAAGCGGGTGAGGTACTTGCACAGCTGCATCAAAAAGGTGGTTTTACCGCTGCCGCTGCCCCCGTAAACAATCCACGCCCCGCGCAGCTCGGGTTTCCCGAAGCTGGCGAGAAATGCACCGTCGAACTCGGCCACCTCAAATTTTGCCGTCAGTACGTTTTTATTGCTTATCGCCCTGCCCATGTCTATTCCTCCGTTATCAGATGTATCGTCAAATAAGGCACATCGTTGATCGTCTTAATCGTTATGCTGTTCTCCTTTACATCGAAACTGTGAGTAACGCCGAGGCACTGCGTCGCGTTTCGGCGTTTGTAGGTAAAATCTACCAGATAGCGTAGTACCGTTTCCATCATAGCATATCGCTCTATATCGGGGTAGCTCTTGTTTCGGTCAAAGGGGAAATATGCCAGAACAGACAACAGCCACAAAGGGGTACGCTTATTATGTCTTTCAATTATGAACCTTGCCATTATGCCTGTCCTCCGTTCTTTTGCACTGCCCAAATAGCGCGTTTTACGCGGCGCAGATCGCACTCGCAATCATCGGCTATGCGGTTAATTGTTTTTGCGTCAGAAACGCCATTTGCCACGCAAACGGCGGCTATATCCTCCGTGTTCACCACCTGCAACTCCACGAACTTGCGACCCATGCGGCTGTAAATTTCCTCGTACCCCTTGCGCTTGGTGCGCAGACCCTTTTTTATGCGCTTTTCCAGAAAATTGGTAGCACAAAGGATGATGCCGCAGTGTCCCTCCAACTGGTTGTAAAGGCTGATGAAGAAATAAAACACCTGATCCGAAAGTTTGTCGGCCTCATCAAGCACCACAAGCGGATTTTCCTTGCGTTTCAGCGTGTCAATGATGTCGTCCATCATGTCCGACACCGTGCTGCCCGTGAAGTCCACGCCCATACATTGCAGCAGTTTGCCCATGAACGTGCGTCGGTTCCAATACTCCGAGCAACACAGATGGTACACATTGCGGTGGCTGGCGGCGTAGTTCTTTATCGCCTCCGTCTTGCCGCATCCGGCGTCGCCCGTAACGGCCAGCACAAGGCTGTCCTCGCGCGCATTGTCGAGCAGAAAGGCCATGCGGCTGTAAGCCCTCGTTTCCGCGATACGCCACGCCTTTGCCTCGTGTCCTGTCTGGGCGGCGATCGTGCGCCACATTTCATCGCTGATCGTGTCCCAGTCGCCCGCCAGCACCTTGCTGATGGTCGCCGAACTTACATTGTTCATACTGTTGGCCGCCTTATTCTGGCTGCCTTTCTGCACGCAGTAGTCTTTCAGGCGTGCGGCAATCTTCTGTTTTTCGTCCTTTTGCATCGTATCTCGTTTTAGAAAATTGAATAATCGTCTTTGTCCGAAGCTGGCGCTCCCTGCGGGATCAGCGGAACATCCACCGTCTTGACCTCTATCGCCTCCACATCCTCGGTATGCAACCGCCGACGTGCTTTCGGCAGCTTGTGTTGGCCGTCGCTGTCGCATATCAGCAGGCGGTTAAGGATGTTGTTCTGTAACATGATCGGCTTGGCCTTTTCGTAAGACAGCGCGAAGCGATCCGTAACGTGCTGTTCCAGCCGTTCGTTGAACTCATGCACCTTTTGCAGTTGTGCCGCATCGCCCTCTTTGCGGTCGGCAAGTGCCATCGGCTGCACGTATTTTTCCGTGAGCATGAAGCGCAGCGTTCCGTCCTCGCTGACCGCAAGCACTTCATGTAAGTTGTCGGGGTCGTATTTCACGACCCATTGTTTGCCTGCATATTGGCGGAAACGCACATCGAAACAATCGTAGTCGCGTTTCATGCCCAGCAGCGTAGGACGCAGGCCGCTGCCCTCGATGGCGTTCTTGTAGCCCGTTTCCGCGCCGAAATTCAGCAGGTATTGTTCGCGGCTCAACGGCAGGCGACGTTCCGCGGGCAGGTTGTCCATCATCTTGCGGAACCGCTCGACCTTGCGCTGGCGTTCTATCTGGATAATCCGCTCGATTTGCTCGCGCACGCCCGCCTCGTCGGGGAAGCTGTGCCGAAGCTGGTTTAATGCCTCGCTGTTCGGCTGTTTCTTCGGGTCGGTGGTAACACCATACCCCGACCAGTTATTAAACAATTTACAGTAAGTCTTATTCAGGTAGCCGAAATACGGCTCTACCGCTTTGGCCTTGGCGTTCTTCACGCGGGCGGGGGTGAGTTTCGCACCCATCACGTTATACAGCGGGGTCATGGCCTTAATGGCGTAATGGTCGCACTGTATCTGGTTCGCCCGAAGCATCACGCCGAAAAGCTCCTCGCTGTGCTTGGCCGCATCGCGTAAGGCCTCCGCGATCAATTCGGGAGTTTCGTGCGTCCCGATGGCATAACCTATCGGGTAGTTGCAACACGGGTCTAACACCACCTCCAACGTCAGACGGTTGCAGTAGGTCGTTACGCTGTGCCCTTTGCCGTTTGTCTTGGTGGACTGATAAAGCAGCTCCACATCCCAACCGTCGAGTGTCCACATCAGGAACGGGGCGGTCGGTCGGGTACGTTTTACCTGCATGGATTTCGTGTTGCGGAAATTGGTTGCACCCAAACGTCCCGCAGCTGTTACCAAATCCAGCTTTTCACGCCACACGCCCACCGTGCTGGGGGTTATCGCTTTCCAGCCCTGTTGTTTGGCCACAGCGTTATAAAGCCCCGCTATCGCCACATTGTCGAGGTTGTTGTGGTGGCCGATAAGCTGCACAAGCACGCTTTCTTTTACATCGTCATCCACTTTCGCGGCGTTGATGTTCTGGAACTTCTTACTGATGAAGCACGCATAACCCTCGCGCAGGTATTCGTTGAACTTACGTTGCAGGCGGCGGTCGCTTTCAGGCAGGGAATGCGGGAAGCGGTCGGCCAGACGCGGCAGGGAGGCCGCGGCTTTGCGCCAAAACTCCGTTTTATTCAGGCGCGGTTTGCTCTGACGCAGGCGGTGGCTGTTGCTGGTTTCAATGCACTGTCGAAAAGCGTTCATGATCGCGCAGTTGTTTGAATATTCCGCTTGCTTTTCGGGGGTCAGATGCCGACCGTCAGACAAAACGTATTCGGCATAAAACTGCATCGCCATGCCGTCGGGGGTAATCGTGTCCATAAATGGCTTGCTATCGGCTTTTTCCTGTAAATCGGGGTAACGGCGGTAAACTTCCGTGCGATATTTCAGTGGCAGGCTTTCAACGGCAAACAGCGCAGGTGTCCCATAGCAGGCACGTTGCACCTGCTTGATCTTTCCCTCTCTTACATAGTAATTAAGGTTAGATTTCGACATGATGCCTGCCGTCAATTCTGCATGACTTATACAAAGCGTGTTACCGTAATACTCCATAACTACATCGCTTGCGCCTCCGCCTGTATGGCTGAAAGCTGATCTATCATTACATTGTCATATCCTTTCACCACATCGCCGTCTTTGATGATGTCCACGCGCCCCGTGTTCTTATCACATTCCAGCATTACCCCGTTGGGGAAATACTGCCGCATATAGTTGTCGGCATCGTGCATCGTTTCCATTGCAGGGCTGGCAACCATTAAAATGCCGCCACGCTGTTGCGCCAGATGACGGATTTTCCGAGCCCGCGGGCTGTCGCCCCCACGTTCGGCAAAAGTCAGTGCCCGCCACACCGCCATTTTGGTTGTCCTGAAAGCCTTAATCAGAAACTCGCGGTTCTCTTTCGTTACTGCTATGTACTTTTCCATATCTCTTTGTACTTATTCAAGATTGTTGTTGATGTATTGCATATCTTCATCCCAAAGAGGAAGCCCCATTTTGATTTTCATAATCACGACTTCTTTCTGTCCGACCAATTTCACGGCCTTATTATAAAAGTCGGTATCGTTGTATGCGCTGGCTTTGCCGATAAGGAACTCCGCAAGTTCTATATGCTCTTCCTTTACGGTCTTTTTCAAAAAGCCAAGTTCTGCATCCAGCCCGCCGACACGCCTGCCGATCTCTTTCAAACATTGCCGTAATTCGATATGGTCGTTAGCACCGTCATAGGCACACATGGCTCGCATCTCTTTACAAAACTCATCCTTATTCATATTTCCAGCTGCCATGTAGAGATTCTCAACCAGATAATAATCCTCGGCTGTTATCAGCCTCCGTGTACGATTTTCAAATTCTTGCTGTGTCATTACCGTTTCACTTTTAGGGTTTAACAT